CTAAATTATGCGTCAATAGAGTTTCCGTTGCCATAGCCTTTGTCGTATGTTCCTGCATTATGTTCGCCATTTTCATCATATCCTGCAATGTTAGGTTGACGTATTTTTCACTGTTTTCTTTTGTATAAAATTTCCAATTTTCAAAAGTCGTTTTCTTCAATGCTTGGCACATTACGACAATTCTTGTCAAGTTTGACTGGTCAATACTTCTATTATTCTGTAAGTATTTCACGCCACCTACTTCAAATTCAAATGGGGCAACATCGTATTCAAGTCTTAATTCATACAATTCTTTTTTGATTTCATCTATCCGTTTTTCTCTATTTAACTTGATGATGTTGTTCTCAATATACTCAAATTCAGATAATTCAACAGTCTTAATTTTTCCATTTTCTAGTAGTTCATTTTCAGCAAGAGTGTATTTTCCAGCTTTGTATAATTCCTCTTTTGTAGATTCCCTTAATTTTTCGTTATCCAAAACTGGATTTTCATATTCCAGTTCACTCCATATATGCTTTTCTGCATTCCAGTCCGGATAAAATAAACTAGGATTATTTTTAAACTCTTCCAAATTAGTAATAATTGGTCTTGCTATTATTTCGAGATTTTTTTTGTCATAAATTACAATGTTCATTTACATTTTCCTCCTTGTTATCTAATTTTCTGATTCGCATATGTAACTAAAATTCACGTGAATGGGCTCTGTTATTTTATTTGAAGCGAATACATTTAAATATCCAGCTTCAACGTCTCCAGTTGTTTTCAGAGTGAACGCTGGTCTTGCCCAGCTTTCTGAAATTGGGGCAAAAGGAAGTCTGAACAGAACTTTTCCAACAGTATTTATACTTCTGTCGAATTGTGGGTCTAAATATCCACTAAATACTGCTATATTACCCTGCTTAATTAGATAACAATCCTTGAAGTAAGACATTATTCTGCTGTCGATTTGAGAATTTTTTAGAATCTTTGTCTTATACAGGTTTCCGACTCTATCTGAAATCGGCTTATTGCTTATTGCCCTAAATTTAGTAGCATCGTTGTAAGTCAAATTTGTATTCTCTATGCATTCGTAATAGAACTTGGTCACACTATCATAATAAAACTTTCCTTTTACTTTGTTTCCTGTGTCTTGTATATTTCCACCAAATTGTAAACCTAGAATTTCAGCTAATCTCGAACTAACTAAATAATTTTCGTCCGCATATTTTTTAGTAATATACGTGATACTCGGATCAATAACAGCTGTTACATTTGCCACTTGATCTACAATAATCGTATCTACATATTCAATCTCTACGACATTGTTAGCCGAAAAAGGCGGCACAAAATCTGGACTAGTCGAAATATTGTAAGCATAAAGTATTTCAACGTTATCATTTCCGTGTGCAAATATTCCTAACTCTTTGATATAAAACCCTGTTGTTACTGATTTATTAGTCAATAAAGCGTTAATTTCACAAGTTCCATTTCTTTTTACGTTTATATTTAAAATTGGCAATGTTGTGATTTGATTGACTAATGCTGTCCTTTCTCTTTCAGAAGTTAATGATGTTCCATCTCCTATCCCCATTTTAGTGAACGTTATTGTTTCTCCTGCCAATCCTTTTGCTAATAGTTCTCTTCCTTTTTCCGTTAAAATAAATCCATTAAATTTTGCCATAATTTACCTCCTATCTTATTTCTCTTAGAACTCTTGTTCTGTGTACTGTTCCAAAATTTTCTGTTATAATTTCATTTGGAATATTTATGTCAGTTGAGTTCAAGTAATATTTCTTTTTATTTTTTTCAACGAAACCATAATAATTTGTCTTTTCTTCTTTTCTTAAAAGCCTTATTCCTTCAAGCCAAGAACGAATATTTTTATACTGCTCTACAACTTCAATTATTTTCTTGTAGCCTTCATAATCTGATAAATTCCCATCTGTATTTACTTTAAAATATCCAGGATTTCCTCCATATTTAAACCATTCTATTATTTCAACGTTTCCATTAAATAATATTTCACATATTTCTTTAATTCCGCCTACAGTCCCTTTGTTAAAGTGTGAAAAAACAGACCTTTTTATTAATTTTATTTTAGTATCTCTTGTGATATTAGAATCAATGTAATCAACATGATATTCCCACATCAAAAAATCTAATTCTACATCATTTAACTCTGATAACTCCAAAAAAAATTTTCTTTTAATCGCTTCATGCTTCTTTTTGATAGCAAAATTTATTGATTCATATATCCAATGCGTCGTTTTATCATTCAAAGTTGATTTTGCTGCTATATCAGTTAATTTTAAATCATCAATAGTTATCATATATTTTCAACTCCTAAATAATTGCTTGTAACACTTGTATTCTCTGCTATTTCATTAAAATCTAAAACTCTAAATGTTGGACTTCTTAATACAACTCTTTTTACTCCAGCTAATTTTAGTAACTTTATAAGCTCGTCTGGATTAATATCTCTGCCCATTTTATTTTGTTGCCAAATCTTAAAATCTTTCACGGCTTTTTCAACATTATTTTTAATAACATTTACAAGCGTTTCATTAGATTTATCAATGTAGTAGTCAAAATCAATTGTGTATGATGTTTTTATTGCCTGTTTTACTGTTACATTATCCGTTAGAGGTCTTATATTATCAGTATTCAGCATTTCTTCAATTCTCTTTTTTAGCTCATTTGTTAGTGTCAGAGAATCAGTTAAAACATAAATATCCACATTTGTTGCACTTGGACTATACGCTACAACATCAACAATATTCGTACTTGTCGACTTAGCCCAAAATTCATAAGCTCCTTTACTTCCAGCTGTTGTAAACGATTCAGGGATTTCTCTGATTCTAGCTCTATAATTATCGTCTTGCTCTATTTCAGCTCCATTATTTGATGCTGTAATGTTCTCGACTTTATCGTAATGTGGAAAAATGTCGACCATCGTGTTAATTTGTCCGACTGGAATATCATTTCCAACAGTTCCTGATGTGTTGCAAGTTGCGATTCCATCTACATATAAATCGCCTTTCTCTATTTTATATTGTTCATCTGTTGAAAAATACAACTCATTGTATTGAATCCTTGACCCTTTCGGAATTATTATATCCGTTACTTGAATATCAGTAATATAAAATCTAAATGTCGCCACGGCTGGTTGTTCTACAAGTCTTTTACCTCTATTTCCGTAAAACTCTCCTTTCAAATCTAGCCGCTCATTTCTTGCAAATCTTAAATAATTCTGTTTCATTTCATCGTTGTATTTTTCTTCTCTTAATCCAAATAAATACGCTACTGTTTCAAAAATCAATGTCTCTGGGCTTGATTCTGTAAGCTTTCTTCCACTTAATTCCTGAAATTTATCAATCATATCTCTTTTAAGTTCCCATGAATCAGCATCTATAATTTCATAATTTTCATCTATCTGTTCACTCAATGTTTACCACCTCAATTCCTAATTCAATGTCAAAATCATTATTATATGTATCTTTCATAATGATTCTAGTTTGTCTTAAAACAGCCCTTGGCTCGTATTCTCTTATAATTTTAGTCAAGTGACTTGTGATCCTATTCTGCACAACATTAATGTTCTTATCAATCAAATCACTGTCAAATGCAAAATCTCGATTGAGTGGCTGTTCTTCTTTGCAAACTCTTAAAATCATTCCTACATTTGCAACTACTTCTTCTAAAGTGTTTTTTGGATTATAATTTATTTCTTCAGAGCTATTTACTGTTATCATTGTTTACAGCCTCCTTCTGCTCATTCTCGATGTCGTCTTGATTTTCTTCAGTGACTTGCTGATTTTTTTGCATTTTTCTTTGTTCAGTTAATTGATTATACAACTTAGGATTTTCAATATACTCTTTAAGCGTAATATTCAACTTAACAACATCAAATCCCCCCTCTTCTTTATTAAAATAACTGCTTTCTTCTGATAATTCTGTTATCAAAAAAGGGTATTCACCAAATACTTGACCGCCAAAAACTAGATTAGCATACTCTCCAAGTTCAAACATTTGCTTGATTGTATCTAGCTCCTCTTTTAAAGTAGTTTGCTGTATTAAAGATGATACCAAAGTCATCGTAAAACTAACTTCTAGTAAATCTCTCCCTTGGAATCTTAACATTCCAGGACCGTAAATTGCTTGATGTTCTGATATTTTAGCCTTGTATGACCTACTTATTTGATTATTAAGCGATACAATCTGATCTTCTGACGCTTCAAATGTGACATCTCCAAAACTTCCTATCATTGCGGACCTCCACTCATATCTCCACCAGCAGTAACACCATCGTGTTTATGTGTATTAAGATTAATACTTCCACCAGTTTTTGTAGTTCCGCTGACTTCCAAATCTCCATTAATTACAATCTTGCCAATATTTAAAGTCAATGTATTTTTATCATAGCTCCAGCTTCCACCATCAGAAAAAGTTCTTTTTACTTCACTTTCACTACTAGAAGCACCACGCATAGGACAACCAAGCACAACTCCCTGTTCAGGCATTTCTGAAAAGAATAAGCAGTAAACAGTTTGCCCTAGTCCAAGTGTATAATTATCACTGTGGCTTTCAGAATAAGGAACTAACACATTAAGCCAATCCGTTGTTTTATCGTCATCGCCCTTTAACAGAACTCTTACTTTTCCAGTTTTTGAATCTATCGCACTCACTTCTCCTGCTTTTAATGTTTCAATCAATTTAACCACCTGCCTTATCATTTTTTTGCAACAAAAAAATCACAATCAAATTAATGACTGTGATTTAGTGTTTCTATTTAATTTTCAATTTGGTCTAGTAAATTTTCAACTTCAAATGTCATTCCAGAAAGCTCGTCAATCTGATTTGTTATCATTGCCAAGTCCTGAGAAAGTTTACATATTTTTCTATAAGTATCACTCCTTACTTCGTTAGCCTTGTTTGCAATCTCTTTTATCTTAGCCCAATGAACTGCTTTATCAAGTGGTATTGAAACTTTGTCACTTTTCGGCATCGGCAACAATCTTTGCTGATTTAACAATCTTTCCATTCTGTTAAATTCGTTTATGTAAGCCAGTTTGAATTTGTTGTGTCCTTGTATATTGAACATGTAAAGTATGAATCCGTCTTTGGTTAAAAGATACTCACGATAGTTTCTATTTCTGCTATCCTTGTAATTACTCGTGAAAATCAATCTACCCAAATTTGGGTTGATTAAAATTTTATCAATATCTCTTAAAACTTTTTCATGCCTTTTATCCAACGCTCTTGCAATAACTCTACTACTTACAACTAATCCATAATTTTCATGTCTTTCTACTTTTACTAAATCCATAATGTTTTCCATTAAATTTCCTCCTAAAATATTGTTTTTTAGAAGTCAATATGGTATAATTCTATTGATGAGGTAGAAATACCATAAGACTTCTTTGCAAAGAGGTCTTATTTTTTATTTCTCCTCACTTTCCAAATCTTTTTTTATCAA